CGGGGTGAAGCGCCACTGGTACTCCACCTGGAGGTCCCCCTGTGGGTACAGGCCACCACCGAAGACGCGGAAGCTGGCCATGGACGCGGCCGTCCCCTGACGCTCCACCAGGGTCACCCCGGCCACCTGGATGCGGACGCGCATGTATTTGGCGTTGGGTGGGTGGTTGTTGTTGTCCGTCTGCTGGAAGCCCGGGAAGATGGAGGCTTGTCCGCTCCACTCCAGGTGGAGGTGGCCACCACGGAAGCCCGTCAGCGTCTGGGTGTACGCCGTCTCCCAGCCTCCGCTGTACTCCTGATAGGTGACGGCGCGGAACTGGTCCCCCTTCGTGTCGGCCGCTTCGGCGCGGACGTTCGTCTGTTCCCCGCGGGTAGCTCCGCTCCCCCACAGCGGGGTGGTGGTGCTACCGCTCGTCCACATATGGTGGAAGGCGTTCTGGGTGATGTTCGTGGCGTCGTAGGCCCGGGATGGAGTCTGGGTCCTGTCCAGCGTGGTGATGGCGGACTGGCTGGCCCGCAACTCCGCGTTGAGCTGGTCAGCCTCGGCCGTCTGGGACGTACGGGCCTGGTGTTCCGTCCAGTACTTCATCCCCGCTTCCCCGCGATGGTGTTCGTTCCTGGCGTCCGGTATTCCACCTCCCAGCCCACCACCAGAAGGTCATCCGTGGTGGACAGCTCCAGCGCGAACCATGCGCAGGACTGCTGGGCGACACCGATACGGAGCGGGACCAGCTGGGTGTCCTCCCACACGTCCGTGCCGATGGTGGCGGAGTCATACACGGGGAGGTTGGCCGCGTCTGGAGGCTGGGCCAGGTACGGCCGACAGGCCAGGCCCTCCCGCTGGAAGTCCTTGTACGCCGTGGCCGTGATGTTGACGCTTCCCGTAGTCATGGCCCACAGCGTGGAGTACTGGACGCGCTTCTGGAGCTGGGCGTCCCCCAGGTCCAGCCAGGCCGTCCGCATGATGGAGGTGGGCGGACCGTTCTCCACGTACACGTCCCCCACGATGGAGCCGCCCATGGCCCGGCGGGAGCTGATGACGAACAACCCGGCCGGGTCATCGTTGGCCCCGGACGCTCCCGTGTTGTGGCCAAAGACCAGCTGACCGTTGTGGAGCCGGTCCAGGGAGCCGACGGGGAAGCCGGTACGGGTTGACCACCCTTCCTTCTCCGTGTGGAACACCACGCCCAGGTTGGGCCGGTCGTTCCCGTCCACAGGGATGTACAGGTGGTAGGCCCGGTCCATGGGTGAGTAGCGGCCGACAGCGCGGGGAGCACAGTCTGGCGTCAGCCTCCGCAGTGTCCGCTTGATGGGCTCCGACAGCCGGAGGACTTCCATACTGGAGCCGCCGTCAAACCCACCCTGGAGGGCGTACACGCCGTCCTGGGCCAGGAACACCACGCCCAGGCCGGGAACCTGGTCCACGGTGTGTGGGCTTCGACACGCCACCTGGGACGTGACGGTGGTGGCCTGGAAGCCGGTGGCAAAGTCCCCGGACACCACGTCCACGCCGTTCTCCCGGAGGACCACCAGGACACGGTAGTGGCTGAACAGCCGGACGACAGCGCCACCAGGAGCGGCCAGACGGATGTAGCTGGCCGCGCCGAACTGGTCCGGGAGTCCGGGGTGGCTGAAGTAGATGGTGTGTGGGTCCTCGGGGCCACCATCCAGGAACAGACAGTCCTGGTACACGGCGCCGGTCCCAGCTCGGGGAGTGGGGAGCGGGATGGACTCCGTGATGGCCGGCGCCAGGGCGCCCACGGCTGTGGAGCGGTACGGGTCGAACCACAACACGTCGGTGTTGTTCCGGAGCGTGTCCAACAGGTACAGGTCCGTGTCCCCGTAGGTCGGGGAGTCCGCGCTAACGTTCTGGGTCCGGTACACGCGGCGCGCGACACAGCCAGGTGGGCCCAGTGGCATCCGGACGGCCGTGCAGTACCGGAAGCCTTCCGTGTTGGCCTCCAGGACCCACGACACTTCCACCTCGTCCGATAGCGGGGACTCGCTCCCGTTCTCCATCAGGAAGCTGACGCGGTACCGGAACTGGGCGGCCTTCCCGTCCGCGCTGGTGTCGTTCTCCGCGAACCCCAGGCCGTAGGCCTTCGGAAGGGTGATGGCGGCCCACTGGTCAGGCCACCACAGCGTCACAGCGTCCCCTGTCACGTTGTTGGCGCTGGATGCGGCGGAGCCGGCCGCGCTCCCGATGGTCTGGACGTTCAGAAGCTCCGGGGATGGAGCCTTAGCGGAGAAGCCCAGGGGACGGATGACGCCGATACCCACGGCCAGGGCCGCGTGGGTCGTGTCAGGGAGCGGCCAGGGACGGACCACCACGGGGGTGTCCCGGCCATTGGTGACCACCACGGAGTCCCCCACCACGGTGTACTGGCTGGCGGCCTCACCCGGAGCGGGGACCGTGCGGCCAGTCTGTAGCGCGTACTTGGTTCCCTCCGCGCCCACTTCCCAGTACAGCCACAGCGTCCCGCCAGACTCGAACAGGATGGAGTAGCGCCGGCCGCCGGGGAGCTGTTCGAAGACAAACAGGCTGTCAATAGGGCCCAGCGTGTGGAACGGCTCGAAGCGCACGGCCGGGTCAGGCCTGTACTTCTCGAACCCCACGCGAGTGGACCAGCCGAAGGTGGCCGGGTCCACTGTCACGTTCTCCAGCCGGGTGAAGCTGTCCGCCGGCTGGGGTAGGAACTCGACGATGGCGCCCAGCTCCCGGAACTGTTGGGTGATTCCCTGCATGGCGTCCTACGGGGTGAAGGTCAGCGGGCCGTAGATGTTGGGGTACACCTGGAAGTCCGCGCCGCCGCGCTGGATGCGCCGCGGAGGCTGGCCCAGGTACCTGGCCTCCATCTCCCGCGTGAGGGTGGTCCGCTTCCGCTGGTACACCGAAGACAGCGCGGGGTTGTCATGCTTCAGGGTCACCTGTTCCAGGGCCGCGTAGGCGATGGCCTGGGCGAAGGCCGCCGGGACCAGCGGGATGTCCGTGTCCTCCCGCATGGGGCGCGGGGCCACCAGCCTCCGGACGGACACGTCCGTGTCCGCGCTGGGGTGGGGGTACAGCATGAACGACGGGTACACGCCGTTAGCGTCCTGGTACCGGATGGCGCTGGCCTGGAAGGACTGGCCCTCCAGGACGGACAGCCGCGTGTCCGGGACGAGGGTGACGCCACCAGCAGGGTCCACGGTGTCCGTGTTGGCCGTGATGCCGCCGCTACCATCGTGGCGGAGCCGCTGGGGAGCGTTGATTCCCAGGGCCGGCGCCGTGAAGTAGTACCGCCGGTACAGGCCTGTGGAGCTGGGCACCGTCTCCGGGGTGAGGTTCAGTTCTTCGTCATCCTGGAGGGTGATGGTCTGGACAGCGGACAGCGCGGACTCCAGGCCGGCCGACACTCCAGGCCCGTAGGACTCCGGGGTGTAGGACCCAGGCCCCCACACGTTCACCATGTAGACGTTCAGGGTCCGGACGCCACGGCCAGCACCGACAGTGGCCACGGTGACACCCCGCGCCTTCCGGGGTGCGGGAAGGCGGGCCCCCTGGCTGGGTAGGTAGGCCTCCGGGGTGCCCAGCAGGTCCCGGTCAAGGCGGGCCAGGTCCCGCTGGAACTTCGACAGCTGGAACTGGGGAGTGGGTAGCCCCGTGTCCATGTCGTTCACCATCATGATGGTGGCCGTGTCACCGGGTAGGTACACCTCCCGCTGCTTGATGGTCACAGCGTAGGTTCCACCAGCTCCCTGAAAGTCCCTGTCCAGGAACAGCTGGGTGGAGCCGGACACGAAGCGGACCCGGTACTCCCCCACCAGGCCGTTGGAGTCCGTGATGGTGACGGACCCACCCTCCCAGGGGGAGCCGGGGAGGACCGTGGACGTGGACACCGGGAACCCGGAGCCGGCCACAGTGGCGGAGCCGTTCGAGACGGAGAAGGAGCTGGTGGCGTCCGTCGGAACCGTGACGGTGGACTCCCGCTGACAGAACATCCAGGCCCGGTCCGTCAGGAGCCGGGTCTGGGCGTCGTTCAGCAGGTTGTCCAGCTGTTCGTCATACGTGCTGTTCGTGGGGTCGTAGTCCAGGAGGTTCCCGACATACGCGCGAAGGTCTGCAAGGTTCACCATGGACTCCGTGTACTGAAAGGCCCCGACGGCCACAGGAGAACCGCCGGGGCCAGTGTAGCGCGGGGGACGCTACGGAAGTGTCACAGGGACGGGATGACCCACACGTCCGCCTTGTTGGACGCTGCGTCCTCCAGGGCGATGGCCGCGATGTTGACGTTGGCCGCGTCCGCGATGGCTGCGCGTCCGCTGGTCGTGGTGTCGAGCGACAGCGCCAGCCCACTGGTGGAGCCGGTGGCCACGTTGGCGTTCTCCGCGTAGCCCGCGATGACCACCACCACCTGGTCACCAGCCGAAGCGGCCGACATGGCCACGCCGATGGTGGGGACGCCCAGGGCAGCGGCGCCGCCGCTGGTGTCCACGGTGATGCAGTACAGGGCACGGTCCGCGCCGGTCTTCGTGGTGTCGGCCGACACGAAGTCGCCCGCGGCGATGGTACCGCCGGCCAGGAAGGTCTGGCGCTTGGAGCGCGCGGACTGGTCAGCGTCAGCGCCGATGACCAGGGACTGAATGAGGGTGCTGGTTGCCATAGTCTCAGGCCTCCGCGTTCAGAAGGATACCGTGGCTGGCCAGGTGGCCAGTGGCGAGCTGCATCCGACACATGACCATAGCGGCCTCCGTGGCGGTGCCGGGGACGGGCATCATGTCCGACATCTCGAACCAGCCATCCACGTCCGCGTACAGCCGGAACTGCTTCGAGGACAGGACGTAGGCCGAGACGGGAACGGCGGGGTTCTCCGCGGTGAAGCCCAGGTTCGGCTCCACGTAGATGCGGGCGCCGCGCCACATGGCCACCATGTCGCGGTCCATGCCGGAGCGGTCGGACTCGCTGGTGTACCGGACGTAGCTCTGCTGCTGGGCCTGGAAGGCCGCGAAGCACTTCGGGGACATGAGGATGATGTCCGGGAAGTCCCCGCTGGGGCTGTACACCTGGCAGTCAATCATGAGCTGGTCCAGGTGGGCCAGGTCGAAGGAGCCGCCGCTGTTGTAGAACTGGTTGAACCAGTTCTTGGACTGGTACGTGGCCTTGGAGAGGCCGCCGACGGTGTTCTGCTGGGAAGCCGCGGCCACACCCTCAAGCCAGCCAGTTCCGGCGGCCGTGGTGGCGCCGTAGAGCGTCTGGAGGCCGGAGATGGAGGTGGAAGTGTTGGCGATGACCGCCTTGGACACTTCCTTCTTCAGGCTCAACATCACGTTGTTGACCTTGGACTCCAGGATGTTCACCACGGCCAGGTCGCCCTTGTTGGCCAGCTTCTCGATGCTGGACAAGATGACCGGCTGGGTGAAGTTGGCCCACTCGAACCGCGCCTGGTTGAACGGGTCCGTGACGGCCATGGAGACGGGGTTGAAGCCCGCGCCCGTCAGCTCGGTGATGGTGGTGTGGTCCCCGAAGATGACCGGCTCGTCAATGCGGGAGCCTCCGCTGACCTTGACGAGGTTCCCGGAGGCCTCGATGGCGCGGAACAGGGGGTGGGCCAGGAAGGAGTTGTCCACCAGCTTGTCGCGGAGAAGCCGCAGGGTGGTGGAGAGTACGGAAC